AAATATAGATATGGATTTACAGGAACACTTGATGGAACACAGACACATAAGTGGGTATTGGAAGGATTGTTTGGACCATGCTACAGAGTAACACGTACATCTGAGTTAATGGAGAAAGGTCATGTATCAGACCTGGAGATTAGATGTCTTATATTGAAACATACTCCAAAAAAATTTGATACTTATGAAGATGAAATACAATACCTAATTGGTCATGAAAAGAGAAATAAATTTATATTAAATCTCGCAAAAGGATTGGAAGGTAATACTTTGATTCTTTATAGTCGGGTTGCCGCACATGGTGAACCTCTTTTTGAAAAGATAAATAGTTCCGTAAGTGAAGGACGAAAAGTATTTTTTGTCCATGGTGGAGTTGACTCTGAGGAAAGAGAGGAAGTTCGACGAATAACTGAGGATGAAAGTAGTGCGATCATAGTAGCATCATATGGAACTTTCTCAACGGGAATTAACATTAGAAATCTTCATAATGTTATTTTTGCTAGTCCGTCTAAATCAAGAATCCGCAATCTACAATCGATCGGAAGAGTTTTAAGGAAAGGTAAAAATAAAACAAAAGCAACTCTATACGATATAGCAGACGACTGTACAATTAGAAGTTTAAAAAACTATACACTCAATCACTTAATCGAAAGAATTAAAATCTATAATCAAGAAAATTTTAATTATGATATTATAAACATCGATTTAAAAGATTAATGGAAGAAGAATTTTATGCAACGATAAAACTAAAAAATACTGAGGAGATATTCTCTAAGGTATCACCTTCTAACGAAGGTGATAAAACATTCCTCATGTTATTAGATCCAGTTACGATTGATGAAATTTTAATTAGAGGTCAAGCATGTTATAAAATAGATCCTTGGTTAAAAACATCATCATCTGATATGATCATAATCAATATGGAAGATGTCCTAACAATTATAGAATGTAATGACAATCATACAATTAAAATGTATAAGTCTTTTTGTAGAAAATCAAAAGATGATCATCAAAAACATAATCTAAGTAGAAAAATGGGATATCTATCGTCAGTAGATGATACTCGAAAGTACTTAGAAAATCTATTTAAAAGTTAGCTAAAGCGTTCCTATCAACCTCAACAGAGATATTCTACACATGGTTTACACATTTGTCAAGCTATGGTAGAATGAGTACATACTGAATTACTGGTAATAATGAAATGCCTAAAAGAAAACAATCGGAACATTATGTAAATAATAGAGATTTCCTAGATGCAATTGTAGAATACAAAAAAGCACGTGAAGCAGCCGCAGAGGCAGGTGAACCAAGACCTAGGATCACAAATTATCTTGGTGAATGCTTTCTTAAGATTGCAACTCATTTATCATATAAACCAAACTTTGTCAACTACATCTTTAAAGATGATATGATCTCTGATGGAGTAGAAAACTGTATTCAGTACATTCACAATTTCAATCCAGAGAAATCTACAAATCCTTTTGCATACTTCACACAGATTATTCACTACGCATTCTTGAGACGTATTCAAAAAGAAAAGAAGCAGTTAGATATTAAAAATAAGATCTTAGAAAAGACTGGATATGATCAGGTGTTTGTGAATGACAACACTGTTGACAACTCCAACTATTCGGACTATAATAGCATCAAAGATGCTGTCTATTCTAAACTTAGAGGAATGGGTTCAAATAACGTATGAAGATTGCCCTCATCACAGATCAACACTTTGGAGCACGTAAGAATTCAAAACTCTTTCACGACTTTTTTCTGAAGTTCTATAATAATGTATTCTTTCCTTATCTAAAAGAGGAAGGAATTACTACGATTGTTGATATGGGTGATACCTTTGATAACAGAACTGGTATTAATTTTAGTTCACTTAAGTGGGCAAAGGATAATTACTACGATGTTTTAGAAAGTATGGGATGTAAAATTCATACCATAGTAGGAAATCATACTGCATTCTATAAGAATACTAATAATGTGAATGCAGTAGATCTTTTACTTCGTGAATATAAAAATGTTGAAGTCTATTCAGAACCATCTGAGGTTACTATCGATGGTCTAAAGATAGCATTCATTCCATGGATTAATAAAGAAAATGAAGAAACCACTTTTAAACTTCTTAAAAAGACTGATAGCAAGATTGCGATGGGGCACCTTGAACTCCGAGGATTTGCTGCTAATAAACAGTGCATCATGGAGCATGGTCATGAGAGCAAGTTATTTGAGAAGTTCACCAAAGTCTTCTCTGGTCACTACCACACTAGATCGAATGATAGGAACATCCACTACACAGGAAACGCATACGAAATCTACTGGAACGATGTAAATGATGTACGTGGATTTACAATATTCGATACAGAAACTTTAGAACATACTTTTGTTAATAACCCTTATAGTATTTTTCATCATGTTTACTATGAAGATACTGACTATAAGACATTTGACTTTTCAAAGTATCGTGATATGATTGTAAAGATCATCGTCAGAAAAAAGAGTAACAACAAAAACTTTGAAAAGTTTATTGATAAGTTCTATACTGCAAATGTCGCAGATCTAAAAATTATAGAAAGTCAAGACTTTAATGGGTGGTATTCAAAAGATCAAATCGAAGAGATTGAATCTGAGAACACTTTAAGTTTGTTAAATAAGTACATACAAGAGTCTGAGATTGACTTAGATAAATCAGAGTTATCTAAAATTATCGCAGAGGTGTATCAGGAAGCTTGCGAAATGATCTAGCATGTATATCGTAGTAATTGACGGAGAAGAAGACAGAGGTGCATATTCTGTAGCAGACGATAATGGTGAAAATGTTCTATACATTTGGGAAAATGATGATGATGTTGAACGTTTTATTATGATGTTAGAAGAAAGTGGTTCTCCGAAAATGAAATCCGTGGAAGTTGAAGAAGAGTTGTTATTTGAAACATGTAGTCAACATGGATACATGTATGCTATTATTGGTAGTGATGAGTTAGTAGTTCCACCTGAAGAACATGATTTATTTTAAAAAAATTAGTTGGAAAAACTTTCTCTCAACTGGTAATCAATTTACCGAAGTCCAACTTGATGATTGTCAGAATAGTTTAATTATAGGAACAAACGGTGCAGGAAAGTCAACTATCCTTGATGCACTGACTTTTGTTTTGTTTGGAAAATCATTTCGTAAGATTAATAAACCACAACTCATTAACACTACGAATGAAAAGGATTGTGTTGTAAATATTGATTTTAGGATTGGATCAGTAGAGTGGAGCATTGTTCGTGGCATTAAACCAAATGTCTTTGAGATTTATCGTGACGGAACACTTCTAGATCAAGCAGCATCTGCTAATGATCAGCAAAAATATCTTGAGCAAAGTATTCTCAAGATGAACTATAAGTCTTTTACTCAGATCGTAATTCTAGGTAGCAGTAATTTTACACCGTTTATGCAACTGCCAGCATCAGGTAGACGGGAAGTTATTGAAGATATCCTAGACATCAAAGTTTTTTCTACGATGAATAACATCATCAAAGATCAACTTAGGGGATATAGGGAAGATGTTAAAGTATTAAATCTGAAGAAAGAATCTTTTACTGATAAAGTCAGAATGCAAGAAAACTTTATTAGTGAACTTGATAATCTTGATAAAGATATAATCAATAAACACAACAATAAAATTTCTCAACTCAATAGTGATATTGGGAATCTTAATAGAGACACTTCTATATTTGAAGAGGATGTGTTTCGTTACACAAAAGAACTTGAAAGTGTGCAAGATGCGAAAAGTAAAATTCGTAAACTTAGAAACTTGAAAGGTAAAATCTCACAGAAGATGGATACTATCAAACGTGAGAAGAATTTCTTTTCAGATAATCTCACATGTCCTACGTGTGAGCAAACTATAGAAGAGTCTTTTCGTGTTAAAAGACTTAAAAATACTAATAACAAAATAACCGAATTGGAGAGTGGGTATGATCAACTTATTGAAACTATCAAGTCTGAAGAATTTCGTGAGAAAATTTTTGACAATATTTCAAAATCTATTATGGAGTCCCAAAGTAAGATTAGTTCCAATAGTGCAAAAATCTCGTCACTACAAAGTCAAGTAACTAGTCTAAACTTTGAGATTAAAACTTTAAACGATCAGTCGGCAAATAAGACTGAAGAAAAGGAAAAGTTAACCACATACAAAAATAATCTCGAAACCGTATTTGATAGTCTAAGTGAGAATAGGGATAAAATTGTTAGACATGATTTCCTACATGAACTTCTAAAGGATAGTGGAGTTAAGTCGAAGATTATTGAAAAGTATCTTCCACTCATAAATCAGCAGGTAGCAAAGTATCTGCAGATGATGGAGTTCTACATTAACTTCAAACTAGATGAAGAGTTTAATGAATCTGTAGAGTCACCAATTCATGAAGACTTTTCTTATTCTTCATTCTCTGAAGGTGAGAAGCAACGTATTGACCTAGCATTATTGTTTACTTGGAGAGAAGTTGCTAAGATTAAAAACTCTACTAGTACTAATCTTTTGATTATGGATGAAATTTTTGACTCATCACTTGATGGCTTTGGTACAGATGAGTTTCTTAAAATTATTCGATTTGTAATTAAAGATGCTAACATCTTTGTTATTTCTCACAAAGAATCTCTACATGATAAGTTTGATAGAGTCATTAAATTTGAAAAGAGAAAGAATTTTTCGCAGATAGTTGAATCATGAAATTTATAACTCTAGCAGGACTACCTAGAAGTGGATCAACTCTTCTAGGTAGTCTTTTGCAACAACATCCAGATATGACTGTAGAGATGGATTCTTGCTTGTCGATTATTCTGACGAATATCTCTCAGCATTCTGAAAAGGTATATACCGAAACTCAGCATACAATGAAAGAGATGAAGTTCTTATACAACTCTTTCATGCGAGCAGGAATATCATCTTGGTTACAAAATTTGTGTGATACTAATATCTACGTTGATAAAGATAGAAGTTAGGCAGTAGATTTTGATCTTCTTTTTAATCTTGTCCCATCTGCAAAGGTAATTTATCTTGTTCGAGATTTGCGTGGAGTTATTTCATCCATGGAAAAACTTGAGACTGAAGATAGAATTATGGGACCTTCTACAGAAGAACTTTACCCTTTTGATTCTAGAGAAGAGTTTAATGATGTCGATCTGATGGATAGGAGAATTGAATCATATATGCAGCAAGACATGATTCATACTCCTCTTTTTGCATTGAAAGAAATTTTAGATTGTGAACGAAAATATCTAAAGAACTTTAAGTTTGTTAGATATGAAGACTTTATGGAAAATCCTCAAAAAGTATTAACTAGCATTTATGACTTTATCGGTGCTGATGATTACGAGAATGATTTGAATGATGTAAGACAAGGGCATTATAATGATTCGATATATGCACCTTGGGGTGATCATACGATACGCCCTAAGGTAGTTTCTAAAAAAGAAACCTATGAGTTTCCGTTGATAAAACGGAAATCTCAAAACAAAATGCTAAGAGACTATTCTTGGTATTACCAATTTCTATATCCAAATCTAAAATAATACGAACCATAAAATGCCAAAAAGAACAAGAAAAACTAAAGTCCTAGCCAGAATGCAATGGTTGACCAATTATAAAACTGGAAAACCTTGTCAAGATTGTGGAAAAACATATGATCCAATTTGTATGGATTTTCATCATGAGCAACCAGAATTGAAAAAAGATGAAATTCGTATGTTGCTCCGAGATGGATACTCTATGGAGATTGTCCAAGCAGAAATTGACAAATGTGTCTTGATCTGTTCCAATTGCCATAGACTTAGACATAAGGACGACCCTGTGACGGTTTATAAAGTGGCACAAAGATCGCAGTCTAAGGCCGTGTTGCCTCTATAATAGGTACATCTAAGACAAACACGCATGTCCATCAACTTTGAAGTGAAGAGTCAACTTGCTAAACTTCTTGCTATGGAAGATTTGGTGGTTGAGCATCGTCATGTTGAGACTGCAATGTTCAATGTACACACTCGGGTTCTGACACTTCCTATGTGGAAGAAAGCATCTGAGTGTGTTTTTGATATGTTGGTTGCTCATGAAGTTGGACATGCTCTCTTCACTCCTGATGAATGGGATTGGGATACTCCCAAACAGTTTGTCAATGTTGTAGAAGATGCTAGAATTGAGAAACTTATGAAACGCAAGTACGCAGGACTTGCTAAAACATTTTATCGTGGTTATGGAGAACTTTCTGAGGAAGATTTCTTTGCACTAGAGAATGAAGATATTCCTTCAATGAATCTTGCAGATCGTGCGAATCTTTACTTCAAGATTGGTAACTATGTAAATATTCCTGTTCACAATCCAGAAGAAAGTCGTTTGATCAAAGCAATTTCTGATTGCGAGACTTTTGCTGATGTTCTGGTTGTTGCCGAAGAACTATACAACTATTGTAAGAAAAAGCAAGAGGAAGACTTGAGTGAGGTCTCCCTTGCTCCTACTCAAGGATCTTCAAATTCTGCTGAGAATCAAAATACTTCTGATTCTAGTGATGGTGAACTAGACACAGAATCAACCGAGTCTTCTGAAGGTGAATCTGGTGAAGATTCTATGCCAGAGATTGCATCATCATCTGGTGGTGGATCTTCTAGTCTTGATGTAAAAACTGCAGAGAATCTTGAAGATTCTATCAGTGATCTTATTGATGATCGTGGAGCAGATAATCCATATAGTGAATTGACCTATTTAAATATTCCAGATTTGGATCTGAAAACAGTAATCTCATCTAATTCTGATATTCATAATCATATCGATACCTTTTGGTCTAACTATGAAACTGATGGTGGAGACCTAAACCATTTTGATTGGGCAGACACTTCATACTCAGACTTTAAAAAATCAGCACAGAAAGAAGTAAACTATCTTGTTAAAGAATTTGAATGCCGTAAGTCTGCTGCTGCATATGCTCGTGCCGCCGTATCCAAGACTGGTGTGCTTGATACATCTAAACTCCACACCTATAAGTACAATGAAGACATTTTCAAGAAAGTAACTGTTCTTCCTGATGGAAAGAATCATGGTCTTTTATTTGTTCTTGACTGGTCTGGTTCTATGGGAACCGTTATGCTTGATACTATGAAGCAATTGTTTAATCTAATTTGGTTCTGTCGTAAAGTATCAATTCCGTTTGATGTATATGCATTTACTAATGAGTTCAGATGTGGAGTTTACGATGATACAGGTAAACTAGTCTATCCAGAACCTCATTATGAAAAGGAAGATGGATTGCTTCTAGTTCCTGATGTCTTCTCGATGATGAATATTCTTACAAGTAATGTAAGTAATCGTATTCTTGATAAGCAAATGCACACTATGTTCCGAATTGCATTCGCACAAACTAAATACGTTGGATATCCGATTCCTATTCGTATGGGTCTATCTGGAACTCCTTTGAATGAAGCACTCATTTCTCTGCATAAAATTATTCCCAATTTCAAGAGACAATATTCTCTAGAAAAGGTACAGTGTATTGTTTTGACAGACGGTGAAGCAGCACCTTGTAGTCGTCATGTTGAGATTGATTATCCAAATCAGGAACTACGAATTGGAACTGCACGTCTTAATGCCAATTGTTATATTCGTGATCGTAAGATTGGTACAACTTACAAAGTTACTAACTATCATGAATCAGCATATGTTTCATTCACTAATTTGATGCTGACTAATCTTAAAGATACTTTTCCAAATACAAATTTTGTGGGTATTCGTGTTCTTTCAAAAGGTGAATCTGGATCTTTCATTCGTCTTCATGGAAGTTCTTGGGAGGAAATTGAAATTATGAAAACTATATGGAAGAAAGAACGTTGCGTTATGATTAAAAATTCTGGTTATGATACATATATCGGACTTGCTAGTTCTAATCTTGCTAGTCAAACAGACTTTGAAGTAGATGATGGTGCAACAAAGGCAAAGATTAAATCTGCTTTTGTCAAATCCCTTAAGACTAAAAAATCGAATAAGAAAGTTCTTAATGAGTTTGTTTCCTTAATCGCATGACTAACAGATCTTGTCCTTATTGTGGTAAATTTGACACACTCTGTGCTGATGTCACTAGTCTTTCTAGGGCATGGGCACGGAGTGCCTGTATGTTAAAACATAAAGGAGTACCACTTTCCAAACTGTCCTCTGATGGGCACAACCCTCCTGGTTCTATACTATAATAACTTCAGTTCAAAAGAAACACATGTCCATGTCTCCAGAATACGTTGTCACTTCACTTAAAGCATTATACGGTAACAATGTAACTTCTTCCGATATTCGTGCATGGTGTGCAATGAACGGATCTAACTACCAGACCGTATCTAGTAAATTGTCTGATCGTAAGGTTAGTCGTGGTAAGTGGAATCTTGAAGTGACAAACAAGAAAGTTGAAGAGATTGAACGCACATATGAAGCACCTGCTGCTATCCCTGCTACCGATCGGGAAGATATGAACCTTATTCCTATCAAGGATGATACTTTTGTCCCGTTCGGGAACTTCACTGACATTAAAAAAATTATCAAGTCTAATCTTTTTTATCCAACATTCATCACTGGTTTGTCAGGAAATGGTAAGACCTTCTCTGTAGAGCAAGCATGTGCTCAGTTGGGCAGAGAACTTATTCGTGTAAACATTACAATTGAAACTGATGAAGACGATCTTATTGGCGGTTTCCGTCTTGTCGATGGTAATACTGTATGGCACAATGGACCAGTTATTGAAGCCCTTGAGCGGGGAGCAGTGCTCCTACTTGACGAAATCGATCTCGCAAGTAACAAAATCCTCTGTCTGCAATCCATCCTAGAAGGTAAGGGTGTGTTTCTGAAGAAAGTTGGACGAAGAGTTGACCCTACGAGTGGATTCAATGTATTCGCAACTGCAAACACTAAAGGCAAGGGATCTGAGGATGGACGATTCATCGGAACTAATGTCCTCAATGAAGCATTCCTTGAAAGATTCCCTGTAACCTTTGAGCAGGCATATCCTTCCCCTACAAGTGAATCAAAGATTCTTTCTAAGGTTGCCGATACTCTTAATGTTACTGACGATAACTTCTTGTCTCGTTTAGTTGATTGGGCAGACATCATCCGTAAGACCTTCTATGATGGTGGTATTGATGAAGTTATCAGTACTCGTCGTCTAGTGCATATCGTTAATGCTTATAGCATCTTTGATAACAAGGAAAAAGCAATTGAGGTCTGCACTGCACGATTTGATGATGAGACTAAGCAGTCATTTATCGAACTTTATGACAAAATCGATGCTGACTTTGAAATGACATCTGATGATAGCATCAATACAATTGACAACACTACCAACTTCTGATATAATTTGGGAGGAATATTATGACTTCTTGGAGTTTTTTATACGACGAAATGTACGGATTTAGTGACGAAGAAATGAACTTCTTTAATAATGATGGTCGTCCTCTAGGAGACGACCGACCCATCTACGACGATAATGATGTTATCGATTTCGGAGATACCCTCAATATCAACATACCTGTTTCATCTATGAGTGAAGACCGAATTGACTTAAATCTTGATCAACTTTCAAACAATGGTTTTTGGAAGTATGAAGAGGATTTGACTATGAAGGAGGTTCGTGAGTACCTATCTCAAACTTACAATGCACACTACACATCTAAAGAATCTAAAACACAAACTTTAGATCTTATCGAAGCAATTGGTGATGCAGAACCATTCTGCCGATCAAATGCTATCAAATATCTTTCTCGTTTTGGTAAGAAGGGAGGAAAATCTAAACAAGATATTTTAAAAGCAATTCATTATTGCGTCCTCCTTTACCATTTCTCTGGTCTACACAAACAACCCAAAGGTGATTATGAAACTTTCTGATTCAACTGTTAATATTCTGAAAAACTTTTCTAATATTAATCAATCTCTTCTCTTCAAAGAAGGTAAGAAACTACGCACTATCAGTGTGATGAAAAACATTCTTGCCGAGGTTGAAGTAAATGAAGACTTCCCTAAAGACTTTGGTATCTATGATCTTAATCAGTTCCTTAATGGTCTAAGTCTTCACCAGAGTCCTGAACTTGATATTGAGAATGATTCTTACATGGTTATCCGTGAAGGTAAGATGAAATCCAAATACTTCTTTGCTGATCCAAATGTGATCATTACTCCTCCAGATAAGGATATTGTTCTGACATCTGAAGAGATTGCTTTCAATCTTAATACTCAGCAATTAGACAAACTCCTTAAGGCATCTGCTGTTTATCAACTTCCAGATCTATCTGTTGTTGGTGAGAATGGTGTTGTGAAACTAGTAGTATCTGACCGTAAGAATGATACTTCTAATGACTTCTCTATCATTGTCGGTGAGACAGAAAATATTTTTAGTTTCAACTTCAAAGTAGAAAACATCAAAATTCTTCCTGGTAGTTATCAAGTTTCTATCTCTAAGAAACTTCTTTCTAAGTTTGTCAACTCTGATAAAAACCTTACCTATTGGATTGCCCTAGAACCAGATTCTTCTTATGAAGACTAAGTTTGTTGAGATTATTGATGATTTTTTAGATAAGTCTTACTTTGACTATATCGCAAATAAAGTCATGTGCGATGATACCTTTCCATGGTATTACAGTGATGACTCTACTTACCATAGTTCTAAAAAATTCAGCATAAATGGAGATGAAAAATTTACTCAAGGTTTTTCTAATCTCCTTATCAATAATGATAAATCAACTTGTCCACTCGGAGATTTGATTTATCCCTTTGCTCTAAAGGTAAAGTCTTATCTCGGTGCAAGAGAAGTTCTGAGAGTCAGAGCAGATATGTGTATGCAAAATCCTGAAGGTGCTACTCATGGACCTCATGTGGATTATCCTGGACAATTTCATTACTCAGCAATTCTTTATATAAACCAAACCGATGGTAACACCCACATCTTTAATGAAAGGGATAGTGGAACTCAGGTTGATGGAGATAATATTAATTCTTTTACTATAAAGGAATCAATCGAACCAAAACCAAATCGTTTGGTTGTCTTTTATGGTCGATATATTCATAGTGGATGTTCACCAAGAGATCATAAATGCAGAAAACTTCTGAACTCAAACTACAAATAACTCCTGACGTTGCTTTACGGATAATCGGAAGTATTGGAGTTATCGTTGCATACTTTATTATTCTCCATGTCGATGTTTTGACTGGAGCTATATTAAATCTTGCTGCAGATACTATTTCAATTCCTTATTTTGTCCGTACAAAGTCCTGGGATGTGGTTATAATGATAGCATTCCTCCTGACAATCTCGATGTCAAAAATACTATGAACATCTTTGTAACTGATCCTAGTCCTTGGATGTCTGCTAGGGTTCTCCCCGATAAGCACATTGTCAAGATGCCCTTAGAGACTTGTCAGATGCTTGCTATTGTTTGTTCAGACAAATGGGGTCATAACTTTGGCACTCTTCCCAGAGCAGACGGTACTCCCTATGCTACTGAGAAGGGTGCCTTTCGTAATCATCCCTGCACCAAATGGGCAAATGAGTTTGTGACTAACTGGCAATGGTTGCTTGCTCATGGACTTGCTATGTGTGATGAGTATACTGCTCGTTATGGTAAGATCCATACTTGCCAGAAAACTCTTCTAGTGGCAAAGGAGATACTTCCTACAGCAGACCCTCAAGGTCGCAGTGGGAAGGGTCCAACACCCTTTGTCTTTGCAGGACCTGATGAGTTTAAATATGATGAAGGTATTGATATTTACGATAAGTACAAGATGTATATCTCATCTAAACCCTGGGTGAAAGATAATTATCTTCGTATTCCAGATCGTAAACCAGAGTGGGTATGAATGGAAGAACAATATGGTTGGGATACTAAAGATGAGTTCCCCAATGAACGTACAGAATTTCCTTCTTGTACAAGAGTTAAAACACTTTATCTTTATGAACTAGAGAATGGTAAATGTCTCATGCATGATGGATATGTTCAAATAGGTAGTATGAACCATAGTGTTGAAAAGCATATGGAATTAAATCCCACTATTAATTGGATTGTAACTTATTGGTGTCCTGATATATTTGCTAATAGGTATAAGAGAGCAACATTTCAAAAGACTGAAAAGAAAAATGAAGGGAGCCCAAGAACAGATAATCAGGGACAGGGTATGGATTTGGGGACAAACCCGAATGGTTGTGGTATACTAAAGGACAAGTAAACTTGAGTGGTTACGATGAAAGCATTAAGAGTTGATGTGAAAACCCAAGTCACTGTCCTCATCAACGATGATGATGATCACTGGGCAATCAAACACAATGCAATGCAGCAAGTACATGATGATATTCATTGGCACTTAAAAGACAAATTTATTATTGATTATCCTGAGGATTGAAAATGTTTATACCAGAAGAAGACTATCAAAAGATGATGAAGTCTATGCCAATTTTTTGTGCAGACTTTGCGTTTAGATATAAAAATAAATTTCTATTGATTAAAAGGACACAAGAACCTGTGAAGGGTGTGTTCTGGGTTATTGGAGGAAGACTTAGGTTTAGAGAAACAATTCAAGAACTTGCTGAAAGAGTTCATATTAGAGAAGTTGGAAGATGCTACCCAAACTTTAAACTTGTGGGATTCTCAAACTACATGTTTCCAGACGTTGAAGATGCAAGAGCAACTCATACACCAACTCTTCTTTACTTAGTTGATGTTGATGAGATGTTTGAACCAGTTCTTGATGAAACAAGTTCTGAGTTCATGTGGTCTGAAGAACTACCCGATGAACTGAAAGAACAAACTCATTTTATTCATGACTTCTAAGGTAATAAAAAACTTATATAAAAACTTATTAACATGGGAAGAACTTGAATATCTTATAAATGTTCGTCCATTACTTACATATGAACGAGTTCATTTTGGTGGAAAGGATAATTGTAAATGGGAAGATACTGCATGGTGTCTTGATAACGATTGTTTTCCACCAAGTACTGTAGTTGATGCAATACGCAATGGAGTATGTTATTTTCTCGATATGTCAAAGTCTACAGAGAAAATAAATCGTCTATGTAAGGTCTTTGAACGCAAATATCAGAAACCAGTAGATGCACATGTGTATGCATGTAAGAACCTAGATGCAGTTCATCCATTTGGAACTCACTTTGATTATAACAACAATATTATTGTTCAATGTGAGGGTGTCACAAACTTCAAAGTGTGGTATGATTGGTTGTGTGATCCTAAAGGAGACAATGGCAATCTGACCTTAACTGAAGATCCCTTTATTGATTGTGATCTTGAACCTGGTGATGCAATATTCATCCCAGCATTTTTCCCACATCGGGCAACATCTATTACTGAAAGATTATCTGTTAGTTTTCCAACAGAGATTAATAGTGATAGTGAATTAAAATTTGAGGACAGGACCTGGATTAAATTATGAAAAAGACTGACTTTCTTTGGGTTGAGAAGTATCGACCAAAGACGATTGATGACTGCATTCTTCCTGAGCATACTAAAACTATGTTTAAGGACTTTCTAAATAAGCAAGAAATACCCAACTTGCTTCTTTCTGGACCAGCTGGTTGTGGCAAAACCACAGTGGCAAAGGCACTATGCGAGCAACTGGGTGTAGATTATTACGTTATCAACGGATCTGATGAAGGACGATTTCTGGACACAGTTAGGAACCAAGCAAAGAACTTTGCTTCGACCGTATCACTTTCGGCAACTGAAGCAAAGCACAAAGTCATCATTATTGACGAAGCTGACAACACAACCCATGATGTACAGCTCCTCTTACGGGCAAATATTGAGACATTTTATAACAACTGTAGATTCATCTTCACCTGTAATTTCAAAAATAAAATCATTGAACCTCTCCACTCCCGATGCGCCGTCGTCGAGTTTGGAATTAAGGGAAAAGAAAGACAGGGAATTGCAGCAAACTTCTTCAAACGTCTCCAACAAATCTTGGTTGCAGAAGGTGTTGAATATGATAACAAGGTCCTGGTAGAATTGATCAATAAGCACTTTCCTGATTGGAGACGTGTTCTTAATGAGTGTCAAAGATACTCAGTGTCAGGTAAGATTGATAGTGCTATCCTTGCTCAGTTCTC